GCCGAATGGTGGAAACTCGATTCAGGTAACTTGACTCTCAGGCATTTAATGAAGGGATTTACCTTCAACCTGTGGGACAAGCCCTATCTCCCGTTACCATCTTTCGACACGGCGTCTGCGAGCAAGACGAAATGTCTTGCAGATGTAGATTCTACACCGTACGAGTTCTTCGAAGATCTTGCAGAAGTCCGTGAAACAATTGAGTTTCTCCGGAACCCCCTGCAAGGCTTGGCTGATTTATCTAAGGTCTATAAGAAGCGAAAGCGGAATATAGAACGTAGAGGCGACAGTTATAATCCCAAATGGGATAGAAAGGCAGAAGCGAAAGCTCTTGCCAGTCTCTGGAACCAATACCAGTTCGCCGCAGCTCCCCTTGTTCGGTCTTGTTTGACCGCTCTGGAAGCGTGGAATGAACGCGAAAACCTTAGAAGACCTAAACGCCGTAGTGCACACGGTTACTCTAGAAGTAGAGATACCGGATGGCAACTATGGCAAAAGCTAGCTCAATTTAGCGAATGTTTTGAATATCGCCGAGATGATGCTAGCGAGGTCTTTAGCCATGCCACTATCTATTACGAGGTTGACAACCCACTAATGGATTGGAAATTCGCCCTCGGACTGCGATTGAAGGATGTACCTACGACTATGTGGCAAATCATGCCACTTAGTTTCATGGTAGATCGACTGGTTAATGTTCAGCATGCTATAGCTGGACTAATCAATCTTCATGACCCGTCTGTAACGTTCCTTGCCGCCAGCCTTACGCGCCGCTATACTCAAGAGTGGACAATATCCCTCGAGAGAAAATGGCACCCGTTTGGCACAATGACGTTCGCAATAAATCGCCCCGATAAGGTCAACTTTCTCAAGTTTACCTATGATCGCGACTTGTGGACACCAAGCGTCCGTGATACGATCCCCCCAGTAACATGGGATGGTCTTACCTCGGATATCGTAAAAACTACTGATCTTATAGCGCTCACACTGAGCTTCATCCTGTAGCATTGCGCTACAAAGATGATGGGATCATACAAACCAAAAAGGTGATAAGCATGTCCTTAATAAATGCAAGCGTTCTGTCTGGAGCAACAATTACTCCGACAGGTGGTACGGCTCTCTCGTTTACGGGAACCGGGATTGTAGGCGGTAATATGCACACGTTGATCTGTGACCAGGACGATGATTTTCGTACTCGCCGCAGCATCGTATGCACCGCTAAACAGCCCAAGGTCTCCGTAGGAGCGCCAAATGGCTTAACTCAGGC